GAATAAGATGATTGCATTTTCTCAACGAACTGCTCAAATGTTAAATCCATCTCTTCAATCTTGACAAAGGCTGCTGATTTATGTTTTAATAGATAGATTTCATAGAGCTGTTTCATTATACTATGGGAGTGAAGTATAGTTGCGCCTCTTTCTTGCGCCTTCTTACAAGCCCCGTCACAACCACGCCGCCGGCTCTGTTCCACTTGGCGAATTCGGCTGCAATCTTTGGATCGTTAGGGTTGGCTTTTACAAACCTCAACAGCTGCGACTTGGCAAGGTTGCCTGCGCCCAGGTTATAGCAGAAACTTACAAGGGCATCGAACTGGTTAGCGTTGACTTTGGTTGTGTTAAGCAGTCCTGTTACGCTGCCCTCAAACTCCTTGAGATGGTCCTTGAGCAGCTGCGTTGCCTGCTCCTTTGTTATGGTTTGCCCGAGCTTCACCTTGCTGCCGTCCGCGTAGTACGTTGCGCCGTAGCCGATGGTCGGCACTCCTGCCGAACAGAGGTAACTGGTCAGCCGCAAGCCCTCGAACTCTTGTATGAGTCGGATGCCGTTGTCAGAGGTCTTCATTAGATGATAAAATAGTTACCAATAACATTAAATTCATAAGTATCACTTGATGAATTTTCTGTTTCAAATTGAAATTCCATTGCATCAATATTAGCATTATTTGTATTCCTAATTACTGCACCACCAGTTGTTTGAGCATCCATTAATGAGCAAATAGCATTTGATGTATGAGAATTCCCTGATGAAGGAAAAGGTAGTGTCATACTAAATTCAGCAATATTATCAGATGAAAATTCAATTCTTAATTTAAAAAAGAATTGCACAAAATTGCCAGATTTTTGATAAAACGCATCTCCTCCAATAGCACCAACATTAAAACTGCCAACAAGATTAGTAAATGATGGAATATAAATTCCAGTAGTTATAATGTTACCAAGTTCAATCTGCTTGGATGTACCCTGAGGTGATTGCGATGTGTCGCTGACATCCACGATGTATAATAAGTCTGCATCAACCGCTGTGGTCAATGTTCCTAAATCGGTAATTTTTACTCCTGCCATGATTAGTTGTTTAAAATGTATATAACTGCTTTGTTTGAATCTGTAAACTGGATGCCGTTGAAGGTGAATTCATTTACGTTAATTAAGAACACCCCCACATTAGTACCTAAGTGCAAAGAGAAATCATCAACCGCTTCGCATAATTCCATTTGAGATGTAATTGCACCAATCATCGATGTTGTAAAGGTAACAAAGCCACCTTCAATAGTTATGTCTATCATATTATTGTCATTGATATAAGTGAGATAAGAGATGAATCTGTTGCATTACCATTTTGAACTGCACCAATGATATATTGATTTAAAGTCCAATTAATTGCTATTGATGGCATTGATATATTGGTATAGTCAGTTGAACTTGATGTAGTTGCCAATGCCATCTCAGTATTAGTTGTTATATTTTTAATAACCGCCGTTCTTATCAATTGTTGACCATTAGCTCCATTCTGTCCCGAAGTATAATTTCCTAATAAAACTGCACCAGTTAAATTATTAGCGGTGTTTGCATATATACGTATTGTATATGTTCCAAGTGAACCAAGCTTACGACCTCTCAACTTAAACTCAAGCACACTACCAAGTGACACTGAGTTTGCAGGAACAAGGATTGATGAACTGAATGTGTTAAGTAACAAACTCGAAGCAGCACCATCGGTTGAATTCTTGTATACCCCGATTGATGCAATGGTTATATCACCACTTCCAAGCAATGAAGTTGAGTTGATTGTCTTGATGTTTGTGCCGCTTACAAGTGCATCTTGCTTGGCTGCAAAGGTTGTGAAGTCACTACTACTCAATGCACCTCTGTTGGCAGCACTTGCCGTTGGTAGGTTGAAAGTATGAGTTTCACTTGTTGAGCTTATAGCGAAATCAGTGCCTGTTGTATCAACTGCAAGGAGTTGAGTCTGTGCAGTCAGTCCATTTAGAGAAGTCAAGCCAGTTGAGAAAGTTGTAATTATCTGACTCAAGTGATTGTCCTCTGTGTGCATCGTAATTGTGCGCCCACTATGTATCACATAAAATCGCACTGCAAGTCTATCTGTTGCTGCAAGTGTTGTCTGTGGTACTGCTAATGCAGTTAGATATAAATCAATCGCAGTGCCTCCTGTAATATTCTCAGGTGTTGCTGAGTTGGATGCAATCAATGTCAATGTTGCGCCATCCCACTTGTAAAGCTCAATGTAGAATTTTGGACTTCCTCCTCCGCTTGATGCGCTAAAGTATGTTTCAAAGTTCCAATTGCCCGCAGGAATTGCCAACTGATTTGGGTCATTTGCATCAGTTATGAATGACTGAATGTAGCCATCAGCATTGATAGTGAAATCAGTACCTGCTCCAATGACTGGCACTTTGTTAATCTCCTTCATTGCGACACCTCCAAAAGTACCTTGACTCACTGAGCCGTTGAGGTAGTAGCTAACCGATGCGCCGCCTCCAGTTGATGTCGGAAAGTTTGCAAGCTGACCATCACCTCTGATGTATTGCGTTGCAACTCCTGCCGCTGTCACCGCCAATGTTCCGCTTGTTGTTACTGGGTTACCACTAACAGAGAACGCAGCAGGCATTGATAGGTCGACCGATGTGACAGTTCCTGTTGGTAAAGTGGGGAACAATGTCGGTGTTCCAGTGCCATCCAAGTAGTCAGCATTCGTGCCTGTTGGCACATTAAACTTGCCATCGAAAGTGTTCCAATCGGTTAAGCTCAAGTATCCGTCAGTGCTTGTGTCCGCCTGAGTGATGCTGATGTCTGGAGTTGCTCCTCCGCTTGATGCGAGTGGAGCTGTTGCTGTCACCGATGTCACACCGCCAACACTTACAACTGCCCAAACAGCTGCGCCGATTGTGTCATCACTACAAAGGTAAACAGTGCCATCGTCTAAACTCCATCGAGAACCTACAACAAAGCCCTTAGTTGAATCATCTGTCGGTTGAGGTACAAATGTAAAGTTGTGAGTCACATCACGAATGGTGAAGCCGTCTTGCTCCATGTAATACAACCGCCCTGCTTCCCACTTCAGCTCGTAGCTTATTGAGCATATTTGCGCTGTGCCTTTTGCGCCGCCGTTGCCTGCATCAGTTGTACCCTTGCGGAAGAAAGCACCATTGTCAAAGCTTAGCCCTGCATTTGCAATGAAGTCAATGTCATTCGTTGTGCTGTTGCCTAAGTCAGTAACCTCCTGCAATGTTCCAACTGCTCCGCTTCCACCTGGCACATTTACCTCAACGACTCCAGGTGATGTAAGTGATGCAGTTACCCCTTCGCCTGTAAAGTTTAATGTCGTTGCAATCGGTGTCACCTCAACGCCTTCTTCTTCCACTGATATCGCACCACCACCGCCACCAACTGCCACCAATGGATTTGCCGGTGTTCCGTTTCCTGTGATGGTAACGCCATCAACTGCAACCTCAGTCAGGCAAGGTACGCAAGCAGGGAGGTCGGGAAGCGGAATGTCACCCGTTTGGCAAGTGTCATAGCAGCCGTCTTCGGAGCTTGTGATTACTAGCACATCCATGTCAACGGAAACACAAGCCCACTCATAGTTTGCTGTCAATGTCTTAATCTCGTTTGCATATCCACTGGGCACGACCTCATAGTTTATTACCCCAATGCTCTGCTTGAATAGTGGATCTGTTCCGCTAGTCAGCTTGTAGACTCTAGATGCAAGCCAGTCCTGCGCATCCTCCGCATCGCAAGGAAGGTGACTCTTGCGCACGATGGCATAAGCAGTCAGCGGAAAGGTTGTGACATACAACTGCTTGCAGCCGCTCATCTTGTAAGCATCAGTCTTTGCAACACCTACCTTGCCGCGCTTTGCCCAGAACAATGTGCCGTTCTTTGCATCGAAGTTGGTAACAACCTCCGCTTGACCATTGCCGATGTAATGCACCCAAGCTTTGTCATTGCCGTTTGCGTTAAGCTCGCAGAGATTGAATTGCTTGTCGAATATATTGGCGACCTCAACACGTTGGTTGAGCCTTTCGATTATGGTCTTAAGTAGATTCATGGTTTTGAAATCTGGTTTGAGATTTGCTCAACTAATAAGTCAGCATGAAGTTGAAGCATTTCTGCTTGCTCTTCCGCTGTTGGTTTGAATATTGTGCCGTAAAGTTTTTCCAATCCTTCCACTTTGCCTGCTTCATCGGCAACCGTGTAAATGGCAGAATCAAAACCTTGATTTATAATTGTGGTTTGGTCTGTTGCAAATGACCTCTTGAGGAATCCTGTGAGCTCCAAAGGTGGTTTGCCGTTTGCTGCTTTTATCTTTGCGTAAGCAGGAGTATATTTCTTTGTTGGAAGGAAGTTCCCTGCTTGGTTTCTTCCTCTGCCAGTATCAATGCCAAAGATGCGAATGTACATCACTCGCCTCATGTCTTGCACTGCGAAAAATAGCGGAGTAAAGCCGCCGCTCCATTCTGAGAACAGCGCATCAATCCTTCCACTTATCTCCTTAGGCGTTGCCATTATGGAAGTGCTGTGACATACTTCATGTTCTTGCGGCAATCAAAGCACGTATTGTCATCTGGCAGTCGCATGTTCTGCAACATCGCCGTGAGCTCTTCGTTGTATCTTGTTGCTGCAATGTCTCGCCCTGCAATCATACCATCGTTGGGGTCGGATGTTGCAAAGCCAGTGTTCACGCTGACAACTGTGTTCACCCTTTGGTTGGGGCTGATTGTTAGCCCATAGTTATAAATCTCTACCGCTGTTGCATAAGCCAATGGCATTGCCATCAATCCACCTATGCTGCACAGCCAAGCTTCTCTGTCGCAGTTTACGTTATACACCAACGACATCCCTTGCGTGTACTTCTTTGACTTGGAACTAACAACATCAGTGCCGCTCACCGTCAACTCAATTCCGATGGCATCTACAAATGGGCAAACGTGCACCGCTCTTAAGTGTCCTCCGCAATCAGTGCAACTGCCCTTCTTAGGAATCATCTTAGTGGTGTCGTAAAGTGACTCATAGACAAATGCTAAATCCATCTTGCGGCGATTAGCCTTGAATGTCTTGCCGATAAACTGCTCAACCGCTTCTGATTGGTAGAAGAACGAATCAATCAGCTTCAAGGTGCTCATGTCGTAGACAAAGATTTCCACTGGCACCGCCATCGTGTAGATGTCAATCTTGAAACTTGATAGGTAGAAGTTCAGAAAGCTTGATGTATTCGGGTCGATTGTAACTCTTATCCCTGTATACTTCCCTGCACCAACTGCCAAATCCACATTGCTTGCGTTGGTTACCACTTGACCGATGCGCTTAGACTCAACAACCGTATCCGCTTTCATCATCGGACTCAAGCGGCTTAGTACATCAGTCGACATCTTGCGCCAAGCGAATGCCCTCTTTGCTTCAAACAGTTCAACTCCGCTGTTGTATTGGTCGGTAATTAGCTGCCCTAGTAAAGTTTGATTGATGCCTAAGTCATCAATGTAAAGGCCAGTAGTTGGCTCTGGTCTATCGCAACCTTGTAAGCCGAGTAAAGATTCGTAGCACATTGGCTGTCTTATTTTTCACAAAGATAAATAAAAAAGGAGAGGCTTGCACCTCTCCCCATTTTCATTGTTGCACTTATCCGATTAAGGAT